GTTTTTTTCGTTAGGAGCTTACATTATGAACATGCAAGACGCTTACTTTGGGTCTGCCGCTGAGCTGGATGCAGTCAACGAGATGCTCGCAGCTATCGGTGAATCCCCGGTGACAACCCTTGACGAAGATGGTAGCGCAGACGTAGCGAACGCTCGTCGTATCCTCAACAGGATTAACCGCCAGATTCAGTCTAAAGGTTGGGCCTTCAACATCAATGAGTCGGCCACATTGACCCCGGATGCCAGCACTGGGCTTATCCCGTTCCGGCCAGCCTACCTGTCAATCCTTGGTGGCCAGTACGTTAACCGTGGTGGCTGGGTGTACGATAAGTCCACGGGGACTGACACCTTCTCTGGGCCAATCACCGTGACCCTGATTACCCTTCAGGACTACGATGAGATGCCTGAGTGTTTCCGCCAGTGGATTGTCACCAAGGCCAGCCGCCAGTTCAACTCTCGGTTCTTCGGAGCGGAGGACGTAGAGAACTCGCTGGCACAGGAAGAGATGGAAGCACGTATGGCGTGCAACGAGTACGAGATGGACTTCGGGCAATACAACATGCTTGACGGTGACGCATACGTACAGGGTCTCATCGGACGCTAACAGTAAACTTAAGGAGGACCAAATGGCTCTCGTATCACAATCAATCAAGAACCTCAAGGGAGGCATTAGCCAACAGCCTGAAATCCTACGGTACCCAGAGCAGGGTTCACTTCAGGTCAACGGTTGGTCCTCCGAGACTGAGGGTCTCCAGAAGCGACCACCTATGGTGTTCATCAAGTCCTTGGGAGGCCGTGGGTATCTTGGGGAAGACCCCTACATCCACCTCATCAACCGTGACGAATACGAGCAGTATTACGCTGTGTTCACAGGGAATGACGTTCGGGTATTCGACCTGTCCGGCTATGAGTATCAGGTCCGAGGAGACCGCTCATACGTGACCGTCAATAACCCTAAGGATAACTTGCGGATGGTCACCGTGGCTGACTACACGTTCATCGTGAACCGTACCAGACAGGTCCGTGAGAGTCAGAACCTCACCAATGGTGGGACCTTCAGGGATAACGTGGACGCCCTCATTAACGTTCGCGGTGGGCAGTATGGTCGCAAGCTCGAAGTGAACATTAACGGCGTGTGGGTCAGCCACCAGCTCCCTCCGGGCGATAACGCTAAGGAAGACCCACCTAAGGTGGACGCACAGGCTATCGCTGAGGCCCTAGCGACTCTTCTCAGAACGGCGCACCCTACGTGGACGTTCAACGTGGGAACAGGATTCATTCATTGCGTTGCTCCTGCTAATACCACCATTGACATATTCGAGACAAAGGATGGCTACGCAGACCAGCTGATTAACCCAGTCACTCATTACGTCCAGAGCTTCTCTAAGTTACCTCTGAACGCACCGGATGGGTACATGGTGAAGATTGTTGGGGACACATCTAAGACCGCCGACCAGTATTACGTTAAGTACGACAAGAGTCAGAAGGTCTGGAAGGAAACTGTTGGATGGAACATCTCGATAGGGCTGGATTACACCACTATGCCTTGGACACTGGTTCGCGCAGCTGACGGTAACTTCGACCTCGGGTATCACGATTGGAAGGACCGACGTGCTGGCGACGAGGATACCAACCCTCAGCCATCATTTGTGAACTCGACGATAACTGACGTGTTCTTCTTCAGGAACCGCTTAGGGTTCATCTCTGGGGAGAACATTGTGATGTCCCGTACCAGCAAATACTTCGAGTTCTACCCGCCGTCAGTGGCCAACTACACGGACGATGACCCACTGGATGTTGCCGTGAGCCATAACCGAGTGTCTGTCCTGAAGTACGCTGTGAGCTTCGCTGAGGAGCTTCTACTGTGGTCTGATGAGGCACAGTTCGTCCTGTCGGCCAACGGTGTGTTATCCGCTAAGACTGCACAGCTGGACCTGACCACTCAGTTCGACGTGTCAGACCGTGCGCGTCCTTATGGTATAGGTAGGAATATCTACTATGCAGCACCTCGCAGCTCATTCACGTCCATCATGCGGTACTACGCGGTACAGGATGTAAGCTCTGTGAAGAACGCTGAGGACATGACGGCTCACGTACCGAACTACATCCCGAACGGTGTGTATAGCATCAACGGGTCTGGTACGGAGAACTTCGCGTGTGTACTGACCAAGGGCGCCCCCAGCAAGGTGTTCATCTACAAGTTCCTCTACATGGATGAGAACATCCGCCAACAGTCGTGGTCTCACTGGGACTTCGGGGACGGTGTGGAGGTGATGGCCGCAAACTGTATCAACTCGACGATGTACATGCTGATGCGTAATGCCTACAACGTGTGGATAGCTGCGGTGGACTTTAAGAAGAACTCTACGGACTTTCCGTTCGAGCCTTACCGATTCCACGTGGACTCCAAGCGTTCATACCACATCTCAGAGACTGCGTATGACATTGAGACGAACCAGACGGTAGTGAACGTCAAGGACATCTACGGTGCGTCGTTCTCTAAGGGTACCGTGGCAATCTGCGAGAGTGACGGTAAAATCACCGAGTACGAGCCTACGGGTTCCTCTTGGGATTCAACCCCGGACATCCGCATTAGCGGTGACATCTCAGGTAAGGACATTGTCATCGGGTTCCTGTACGACTTCCAGTATGTGTTCAGTCGGTTCCTCATCAAGCAGGAGCAGAACGACGGCACAACGTCCACTGAGGACTCTGGTCGCCTACAGCTGCGCAGAGCTTGGGTGAACTATCAGGACACTGGCGCGTTCACTGTGAGTGTCGAGAATGGCAACCGTGAGTTCACCTATCTGGTCAACGCCCGAGTAGGTTCTACTGGTCTACGTCTGGGCCAGAAGGCCACGACCACTGGTCAGTACCGTTTCCCGGTGACAGGTAACGCACTGTATCAGAAGGTGTCCTTGAGTTCCTTCAATGCTTCCCCAGTGTCAATCATTGGGTGCGGCTGGGAGGGTAACTACATGAGACGAGCTAACGGTATTTAACTGAACGTCTCCCTGTGGTGTTGCTCAATTAGGTAGCACTATAGGGAGACCACACTAAGGGGGACTTAAAGCATGTACATAAGAAACACTGTAAGTAATGACTTCGAGTTATTCATCCCGGCCTACCATGACGTACTTGAGGCGCAGGCCATGGGTATAGAACCATCATTCCCAGCGGTTACTGAGTGTGTCACGTTAGACCACGATGGTTTTCCTTTGGCTATAGGTGGACATTGCGGAGACCAGTGCTGGTTCGTCACGAGTGACCAAGTGTGGAGACTCGACAGGGCTGGTAAACTGGAGTTCCGTGAGAGAATCATGGAGTACAGGGACATGTTATTAAATGTTTATCCATCCCTGTGGAACTTCGTGTGGGTCGGTAACGGTCCCCACAAGCGGTTCCTTAAGTCCATCGGCGCTGTATTCCACGAGGAGTACACTCAGGGTGGGAAGTTCCAACTGTTCACCATAACGAGGAGGTAACTATGTGCTGGATGGCAGCTATTCCTATCGCAATGACGGCGGTGCAGGCCATCGGTCAGTCGCGTAATGAAGCCAAGATGATTGGCCTTCAGAATGACCAGATGCGTCGACAGTCTGCCCAGATGATTAAAGAGTCAAACATTCAGAACGCTAACGCCAGCCTTGAGCAGAAGCAGAAGCTGGAAGAAGCCAGTGCGGACCTGACCGCTAAGAATCTCGATAAGGTTCAGGCTATGGGTACAATCCGTGCAGCAATCGGAGAGGGAAACCTTGAGGGTGCCAGCATGGACCGTATCAGTCGAATCGAGGAGGGCAAGTTAATTAGGGAGGCCAACGCGGTCACCGATAACTACCGTCGAGACTATGCGTCACTGTTCGCTCAGCAGCTGGGTAACTCTGAGTCGACTATTGACCAAGTTAAGTCCATGCAGAAGGCTGAGGGCAAAGGTAAGTCTAAGCTGGAACAGGTGCTTGACCCGCTGGCGCTGATGACCTCACAGGGTGCCTCAGCGTATGCTTCTGGCGCATTCGACAGTAAGGGCACCAAGGCACCAATAAGTAAGGCCCAAGGCACTAAGGTAGGAGGTAAGTAATGGCCAGTAAATTAGAACAAGCATTAAGCCAACTGCCACAGGCCGGGTCTACCCGTATCCGTGGTGGCTCAGCGTCCATGCAGTATCGCCCGGTTACCATCCAGCAGGAAGGCTTCCGCCAGTCCAACCTCGTGCAGTCCTTGGCGAAGTTTGGTACTGCTATGGGTGAGGCAGCGGATGCCTACGACAAGCGTCAACGGGACAAGGCCGATGAGCGGTCCGACGAGATTATCCGTAAGTTGACCCCAGAGCAGCGCCGCGAGGCAATCAAGAACGGGACCCTGCTGTATCAGGATGACCCGTACGCTATGGAGGCCCTACGGTTCAAGACTGGACGTAACGCAGCGTTCCTCATTGACGACGAAGTGGCACAGCGCGTTCAGAACGGTGAGTTCCGTACTCGTGCTGAGATGGAAGAGTATCGCCACAAACGGTTGGCCGAAGGTGCCAATGAGTTCGCTGAACAGTTCATGATTAACCCTGAGGACTCTGAGTTCCAGAGAGGGTTCAACGCGAACATCACCGAGCGCAACATCTCGCTGTACGGTAAGCACGATACGTTCCTGAGTGAGCAAGCCCAGAAGGGAGCCATACTGGCATCGAAGGTGGAGCTGTCAGGCGTACTCAAAGACCCAGCCGTTCTGGCTCGTCCAGAGTCCGGTGAGTTCTTCCAGCGCTACATTGACAATGCGCTTAAGACTGGGAGTATCCCTAGCGACGCTCAGGCGCAGCAGGTCATCATCGGGTCCCTTAACGACGTCATCCAGCGTCCGGGTGCTACCAACTTCCTCCAGAGTCTTGCAGACCGTCCGGTGACCCTCAACGGGAAGACCTCGACCTATAAGGAGCTTATGGGAGAGGAGCAGTGGAACGCCCTGATGGTCAAGGCCCAGTCTACTCAGTTCGACAATGACGCTAAGTTGTCTGAAGGTTTCCGCCTCGGGATTACCAGCGCGTTGAACCAAGACGACACCAGCAAGGGCTGGGAGATGCTTCAGGGTGCCAAAGCGGAACTTGACCGTCTACAGCCCGGTGAGCAGATGACCCCAGAGCGTGAGCGTTTGATTCAGGCTGAGGAGCAAATGCAGGCCCGTTTCCGTCAGGAGGCCCAAGCGAAAGCCAAGGAGATGGACAAGCGGCAGAAGACCATCAACAAGAATCAGGTAATCGACCAGCAGTTTACCAAGCGTATCAACGGTCAGTACGTGTCCACCAGCTACAAGGATATGCCGACTAACGAGAACACTGGCGAGTTCACTCACAGTGACATGGTGAACTACGCTAACGGTAAGCTGGCTGAGATTGACCAGATGCAGCTCACGGAGCAGCAGAAGGACCGCATGAAGCTGAGCTACCTCCGGGCAGACTCAGAGGGTGGAGCCTTCCGTACCGTTGTGGGCCAGATGGTCACCGATGCTGGGTCTGAATGGTCTGCCGCCGTGATTAACGGTAAGTTGCCAGAGGACACCACGGCGTTGAACAAATTGCGCACCATGCGTAACACCGACCCGGACCTCTTCGCTGCGCTGTATCCTGACAAGGCTGACTTGTTCCTGACGATGGACATGATGGACAAGCAGGGCATTGACCCACAGATTCTCATCGACGCTGACCGTTCCCGCCGCAGTCTCACCAAAGAGATGCAGTACGAGGATGATAAAGCGTGGGCGTCTCTGAAGAACAACTCAGAGTCTCCCGAGCTGTCCCGCATTCCGGCTAGTCTGGATGGCATGGCCCGTAAGATTTACGACAGCGTCAAGTACCGTACAGGTAACAGCGACATGGCGATGCAGCAGGTCGACAAGTTCCTCAAGGAATCCACTGTGACATTCAAAGGTGATGACGTGGATGGTGATACCATTGGTATTATCCCGAAGAACATCCTACAGGTCAGTGATGACCCTAAGAGCTGGGAGCAGGGCCGAGACATCCTCGAAGAAGCCCGTAAGGGAATCATCGCGGCTAACCCTTGGGTGACCAACAAGCAGTTGACGATGTACCAGCAGGGCGACTCTATCTACATGATGGACACCACTGGTACTGTACGCATCCGCTACGACAAGGAGCTACTGACTCGAACCTATCAGGAACAGCAGCAGCGACTGGCCAAGGAAGCCGAAGAGAAGGCACTGAAGGAAGCAACCAAGCGTGCACCTATCTCCGCAGCCACTCAGGCCCGTAAGGCCGCTGGTGAGCGTGTCCGTGCGAAACGTAAAGCCACTCCGAAGTTCATCTATGGAGGTGGTGACCAATAACCATTAAGGAGACAACATGAAGGACTTACTGACTAGACTAAGAGACTCCTCGACGTTAACGGAGGGTGGATGCTGGATGCCTAACTCTGGGGCCAAAGGATATCGCTACATTAAAGTCGGCGGTAAGTCCTTAAGAGCGCACCGTGTAGTCGCTGGTGCTAAACCGGGAGAGGTGGTATTACACTCCTGTGACAACCCTTGGTGCTGCAATCCAGAGCACTTAACAACAGGGTCTCAGCGTGAAAATATGTTAGACATGAACACTAAGGGTCGGCACCCTTGCCGAAAGCTCACCGATGATGATGTGAAGTATATCCTAGAGAGTTCGGCGAGTGGTTACTCTTTGGCGAAAGAGCTTGGAGTTGACAAGAAGACAATCTACAAAATTCGTAAAGGAGAGACATATGTCAGGTTACAATAAAAACGCACCCAGCGACTACGATGGTATCTTCCAGAAGGCAGCAGACTCTCACGGAGTTAGCTATGACCTCCTGCGTAAGTTATCGTTTAACGAATCATCCTTCAACCCTAAGGCCGTCTCTAAGACTGGCCCTAAGGGCATCATGCAGTTCACCCGCAACACGGCCCGAGCGATGGGCCTTAACGTGACCGATGGTGACGACGATGGGCGCTACAACCCTGAGTTAGCCATTGACGCTGGCGCTAAGCTGCTTGCGAGCCTCGTTAAGAAGTACAATGGGGATGAGCTGAAAGCCGCCCTAGCGTATAACCAAGGGGAAGGCCCAGCGGGTGCTCCCCAGCTTCAGGCGTACGATAAGGGCGACTTCGGGTCTATCTCTGAGGAAGGTCGTAACTACATGCGCAAGCTGCTGGATGTGGCCAAGAGTCCGAACTCAGGCGCACTGGAGGCGTTCGGTGGCATCACCCCAAAGGGTAAAGGGATTCCCGCAGAGGATGCCTTCAAGGGCATCTCCAAGGCTGGTAAGGTAGGTACCGAACTGCCGGAGTCCCATGGGTTCGACGTTGAAGGTGTAGCGCAGGAAGCGCCCAACACGCCGTACGCTAAGGACTTCTGGGAGAAGACCGGGACGACTCTCGATGAGTATAACGCTCGGTCTACCTTCTTCGGGTTCGGTGACGCTGCTGATGCTCAGATTCAGAACTCCACATTAGGTGTGGCCTTCCGTGCTGCGCGGGCTGATGATGGGTACGATGTGTTCAAGGACACGATGACCCCGACTCGCTGGAACTCCTATGTCCCCTCCAAGGAAGACCTACAGAAGCTGCGCGACTCCGGTCTACCTCCGAGTTACTACGGTGTGGTGACTGGTGGTGACGGAGAGAACTGGGATGCACTCATCAAGCTGGCCAAGGATAACTTCGAGGCTGACCAACGGGCAGCTGAGGCTGGTACTGGTGCGAAACTCGCTGCTGGTATCGTTGGTGCTGGTGTAGACCCACTCAGCTATGTTCCTCTTGTCGGTGTGGCCGGGAAGGGACTCAAGGTGGTCAATAAGGCCCTGCGAGTAGGTGCACAGGCTGGAGCGCTCAGTGTTGCCTCTGAAGGTATCCGTACGTCAGTCGCTGGTGGCGAAGCTCACTACGCTGATGCGGCACTTGGTGGGTTACTGTTCGGTGCTGGCATGTCTGCCATTAGCGACGCTGTGGCCGCTGGCATTCGTAAGGCTCGTGGAGTGGACTCCGTAAATGAGTTCGCTGGCCCAGCACTCCGTATTGAAGCCCGAGAGACTGCCATAAATACTGGTGGTCACGATACCTCGACACTACCTTCAGAGAACTTCTCGTTCGAGCAGAACCACAGAGGTGTTCCGTTTGCCGACCACCCAACCGAAGAGGGCGCGGCGGTTCTGGCCAATGGTTCCATCCTGAGTGACACCAACCCGCTTAACCCAAGGACTCAGCGCGACTTCGCAGAGATTGACCCAGAGCGTGCAGCTCCCGGTATCAAGCTCGGTGGGTTCACTGAGATTGGCCTGAAGACCTTAGGTTCCAAGGATGCTGGAGTTCGTGCAATCGCTCAGGACCTCGTGCGCTCACCTACAGGGATGCAATCAGGGTCTAGTGGTAAGTTCGGTGCTACCGCTTCGGACATCCACGAGCGTCTCCACGCGACTGACCAGCGGATGTATAACCAGCTGTATGACGCTGTTGACCGTGCCATGAAGGACCCAGAGTTCTCCGTGGGTGAGCAGAAGATGTCACGTAGAGCTATCCGTCAGGAAGTCTACAAGCGTGCCGCCTTGGCGATTGAGCGCCCAGAGTTACAGGCTGATTTGACCAAAGGTGAGCGTGAGGTGATGGACCTGCTGAAAGAGCACTTCGACACCAAGCGTGAACTGATGGAACAGCCGGGCATCTTCGGTAACGCTAACGCCGTGAGCATCTTCCCCGGTAGTCGACACAAGGGTACCTACGTTCCTAACGTGTATGACAGGGGCGCTAAGGAGCTGATGATGCAGAAGCTGGGTGGACCTGAAGGACTCCAACAGGCAATCGCTCAGAGCTGGCTCACCAGTTACCGAGTGCGTCCTGAGGTCAAGGCACGTGTCGACGAGTACCTAATGGAACTCAACGGCTACAAGTCGGTAGACCAAGTGACACCTGAGGTGGTCCAGAAGCACGCTATGGATAAGGCGTACGGTATCAGCCATACTGAGGACTTCACAGCGTCCAGCATCATTGATGAGAACATCACTGGTCTTGTCGGTATTGAGAACAACTCGTTCCTCGAAGCCCGTAACATGTTCGACAGCGACCTCCCTGTTACCTTACCGGATGGCTCCACCTTCAGCGTCAACGACCTGAGGGACTTCGACATGGCACGGATTATCCCAGCGTACGACCGCCGAGTTAACGGTGATATCTCCATCATGGGTGGTAGTGGGAAGACCACGAAGCAGCTCAAGGACGAAATCATGGCGTTAGACAAGCGGGCCGAACGTAAGGGGCAACTGAAGGGTGAAGTGGAAGCGCTGAAGGACACCGTTAAGATTCTCACTGGCCGTGCTCGCCGTAACAACGATACAGCCTTTGAGACGGCTATGCGCTCCTTGAATGACCTAGCGTTCTTCGCTAAGAACTTCTACATGGGTCCGCAGAACCTCACAGAGATTGCTGGGATGTTGGCCAAGGGTAACGTTAAGGCGATGCTGCACGGTATCCCAACGTTACGTGACCTCGCCACCAGAACCTCTCCGGTGTCGGGTAGTGAACTTCGTGAACTCCATGGGGCGCTGTTCGGTAAGGAACTCGACCAGTTAATCCGTCCGGGACGTGAGGACATCGTGCAGCGAATCCGTGAGGCTTCCGATACCAGTGGGGCCATGGCGTCAGTCATTGGTACCATTAAGTTCGGCACTCAGGAGCTGTCGGCCCGTTCTCCTTGGACCAAGATGCTGAACGGTACAGCCAACTACATTTTGGACACTGCCCGTCAGGGTGTGCTCGGTGATGTGGCTGGTGCGGCCCTAGGCGGAAAGGGTTCCAAGTTTGGCAAAGAGAACTTCCTCAAAGCTGCCTCTATCAGTCCTGAGCAGTGGAAGGGTATCAAGCAACTCTTTGTTGACCATGCGACTCGTGATGCAAACGGCCAGTTCACCATCAAGGACAAGAAGGCTTTCAGTCAGGACCCGAGAGCGATGGACCTGTGGCGTCTTGCCGATAAGGTCGCCGACGAGACCATGCTTCGGCCCCACAAGGTGTCCCAGCAGGATTCCAAGGCGTATGGTGCTGGTGTCAAGATGGCTATGCAGTTCAAGAACTTCACCATCAAGTCGCTTAACGCTAAGTTCATTCGGTCCTTCTATGAGGGCTACAAGAACAACCGCGCTATCGACATGGCGTTGACCCACATCCTGTCACTCGGTATCGCCGGGACTTACTTTGCGATGCAGGCCCACGTGAAGGCTTACGGTCTCCAAGAGTCTCAACGTAAGGACTACCTGAAGAAAGCCTTGAACCCGACCATGCTGGGCTACGCAGCGTTGACTCGAAGCTCCCACACTGGTGCCCCGCTGTCCATCGTCTCAATGATTGCGGGTGCCGCTGGGTTCCAAGACGCCAACATGCTGCGCTCTACCATCTTACCCAAGGAGGAACAGTTCCAGAAGAAAGACGGAGCGTCAAAAGGTCGGGCCGAGTCGAGCAACCTTGCGGGTAACCTAGGGTCTCAGGTCCCGGCTCTGGGTTACGTAGGGAACGTCATTGCTACCGCTAAGAACGCTTATGGTGTTGTTACAGCACCTAACAAGCCGACTGAGCGTGACTACATGACTGGCCTAATGAACTCCACCAAGGAGCTTGTTCCGAACGACCCGCTGACTCAACAGCTCATCATGAAAATCTACGAGGCTAATGGAGTAACCATCAAACAGCAGCCTAAACCCAACTAATTAGGTAGCACTATAGGGAGACCAGTTCGGTTTCCCTTCTCATTCAACTAAAGGAGGTCACGATGGACCAAGAGATTAAAACAGTCATCCAGTACCCCACAGGGTCCACTGAGTTCGACATCCCGTTCGACTACCTGTCACGTAAATTTGTCCGTGTGTCACTGGTGTCTGACGACAACCGCAGACTGCTGAGTAACATCACTGAGTACCGCTACGTGTCAAAGACCAGAGTCAAACTGCTGGTAGCAACAACTGGTTTCGACCGTGTAGAGATTCGACGGTTCACATCTGCTTCAGAGCGAGTGGTGGACTTTAGTGATGGTTCTGTATTACGTGCCAATGACCTTAACGTCTCACAGCTACAATCTTCACACATCGCCGAAGAAGCACGTGATGCAGCACTTCTGGCAATGCCGGAGGATGACGCTGGAAACCTAGACGCCCGTAACCGTAAGATTGTTCGACTGGCTCCCGGAGAGACGGGTACCGACGCGGTCAACAAGAACCAGCTGGACACCACATTAGGCGAGGCTGGTGGTATTCTAAGTGAAGTTAAGGACCTCCAGAAAGACATGGAGGATTACCTACAGAACTGGGGAGATGATACCACAGCGATTCGCGGCGTTCTCTGGGTGTACAACCAAGGGTCCGCAGTTGGTGGTGAGACCTCCTTTGTGATTACCAAAGAGGGTCCGGTCCTTGCTGTTCCGTACATCGAGATTAACGGTAGCCGTCAATATCGTGGGTGGCACTACGAGTATGACTTAGGGTCCAAGACAATCACGTTAGCGAAACCGCTTACTGCCGGGGACTTAGTTGTGTGCACTACCGCAGAGACTACGCTACCGCTGGCCGACTCTCTAGCAGGACCTACTGGTGCTTCTCAGATCGGTACAGCCAACGGGTTGAACGTACAGATTGCACTGGACAACCTATACTCGGGGGTTAACGTTTTGGACTTTATGACGCCTACTGAGAGAGTCGCCGCCCTTAACTACACAGGCACTAATGACAACTCTGAGGCATTCAGAAAAGCACTCGCCACCGGGTCACGTCAAGTAATAGTCCCTCCAGGGCTATATCATGTAAAAGATGTTGTTATACCGACTAGGGTGAAACTGCTTGGTACGTGTGCCTATAAGCCATACAACGTCTACAGCAGTTCCTCGTTCGGCACAGGTAGCACGATTATCCGTAAAGTGGCTGGAGCAAGCAATATGTTCCTGTGGAATACTTCGTGCACTGCTGAGGGTATACTATTTGATGGACTCGACCGTAAGTCTCCAGCAATTCCGTCACAGTCTGGAGGTACAATAGGGGTAGGGTTCTTCAAATGTGGGTTCTACAGGTTCGATAGAGTAGGCAACAAGCGTGGAGCGTACATAGGGGGGCCATTCCAGTTCTGTAACATCAATCAGAACAACGTTGGTATTTACAACACAGTAGACGGAAACCACATTGGGTGCACTATCAATGCCAACAAGTCCCACGGTGTTCAGCTTGAAACTGGTGCTAACTCCAATACTTTCACTAACTGTCGAAACGAGTGGAATGAAGGTGACAACTGGAACTTCTATGGTGCAACTTCTATTCAGGTAGTCAACGAACTGTGTGACCGTGCTTTCGGCTATGGGTTCCGTATCAGTAACTCCTCAGTGACCCTCATTAACGTGGATATTAGGCGTTCTGCAAGAACGGCTGAACCGGGAGCGGCAAGTGCTCAGATTTACCTTGAATCATCCACCCTCAAGATGATTGGGGTGAACAGCTCTGCTGGCGCTGATGACCAAGGGGGATCTATCACGACACCTTCTCCAGATTACTTCTTCAGGATGGCAGGTCCCAACGCGGGTCGTCTTGAGATTAGCGACAGTCGACTCACGGGTTATACTGTTGGCCTAATCTCAGGTGCGGTTCGCCCTTCAGTTATCCGCGTTGTAAACTCTCAAGGGTGGGAGGATACCGTCAACGAGGGGGTCTCTCGCATATACGATGGTAGACCATACATCGGTGCGATGCCTACGGTGTACGGTAAGGTAAACGTTAGTCCGGCTGTATTGGGTCTGAGCTGTGGGGGTGTAAGCACCTACGATAACGACATGTTCGATATCCACTTGACTATCCGCAATACTGATAACGGTGGTCACAATGGTGCAGTCCTCACTGTGTTACTTTCCCGCGAGGGCGGTGCAGCTCGTGCGACAATCGTTCGAGTGGATAGCAGGTCAAACGTTGTAGGTTATGGCGACGTTAATAGCACCTCAGCAGACCCCCAGCAGGTCTATCAAGTGTCCGTGGAGGTAACGTCAAATGATGCGTCTACGTTCAACCTACTGGTCTCCACCAAGTCGGACAACAACTCAAACTACCGCTTCAGGGCGAAAGTTAAACCATAAGGAGAACCGCATGTTAGACAAACTGAATCAGCCGAAAGGCTCAACCATTGGTGTGCTCAGGGATGGGCGCACTATCCAAGAAGCGATTGACGACCTGTATGTGTTCAAGGATTCGCAAGGCTTCATAAACGTGGACATGCAGGCTGGGACCACTCTTGAGGAGAAGCTGCGCAATTCCTTTACGATAGCCAACACGCTTCTTGTTGGTGTTCGCCTTACAGCTGGCAAGGTGTATCCGCTTACGGGTACAACCCCTCTTGAGGTTAACCTAGCGAAGTTCTCACTGTTCACTTCAGGTGGCCGCGCTACAATCGACGCCTCAGAGTTCACTGGGCCGACTGCATTGTGGATTCACGCCACTGGCTCCTATCCGACCCCAATGTATCGAAACACGACCAACTACATGGAGTCCATCGAGCTTGTGGGTGGGCTTAAGGCTGGCGTCGATGGGTGGACTTGGGGTAACCGTGGGATGACCACCGGAACCGAGTACAACGGTCAGTGTATAATCCGTGGGTGCAGCGTCTACAAGTTCGACAACTGCATCAAATGTACTGACTCGTCTTGGCGCTACAAGGTATCTGACTGCATGATTTCTACCGGAATCACCTCTGTGTTCAACGCCCCTGCTGGGCTGATTGACTCCGGCGAGTCCATAACCTTCAGCGACACTCAGTTCTCCGACTCGAACGGGGCTAAGTTCATCATTGCGTGTGCAAACTTCAGTGTAGGCATGTCTGGCACAAGTGTGCTCAATACCCCGGTTGTTATCTCTGGGAATGGTGCTTCACTGCTCATCGACGGCATGGGGAACAACGAGAACCCCGGTAAAAGTTCTTGGATGCGCTACGTCGAGGTGACTGGAATCGGAGCACGCTTCATCCTACAGTCCTCAACGCTCGTGTGTAACGGCCCATCTTCTCAGACCAGACCGCTTGTGCTTGTTGGGGCGAAAGCTCGCGCAATCTTCATTGCCGTCAAGTTCCCCGGTAACCTCTATATGTTCCATGTGAATAACCCAGAGAAGGTGCGAACATTCTGTGAAGGCGAGGGTATCGTTAAGACCATAGCGTGTACATACGACATTGAATCGGGGGCTGGTAACATTCCAGTCCACCGCTCGCTTAACCGATTCTACAATAACGGGTTCGAGCAGGACTTGGCTGGATGGGCGCTTAACGTTGGTGGCGACCCAGCACAGACGGCTACAATCGTCACGGATGATACCAACAGCGGTGGTAAGGCAGTTAAGGTTACCTCTCTGGATGGTAAGAGTGTGTTCCTTACCCAGAATGTCAGAGTGTCTTCTGGAGAGGAGTTCGCATCATTCGTGGCCTACAAGGTCAATAAGGCGGCATCCGGCTCAACACCGGGTAACCTGACAGTAACCTTTAAGTCAGAGAACGGTACCACTATCGATGCGGGCTCGACGTCTAACTTCTCGAACACTGTTGGGGCGTGGCAGCAAGGTGGCCTGTTCTGCCGAGGCGTTGCCCCAGTAGGTGCTGTATCCGCTGAGATATCGCTACGTGTTCGTGACGGTGCAGAGGTTATCCTTGACGACGTTATCGTAAACTTCTTGTAACACGGAGGTATCATGTTATCCCTAGACTTCAACAACGAAGTTATCAAGGCGGCTCCCATTGCGGGGGTTGCTGGGGCCGATGGTGTAGCGAGGCTCTTCTGGGGCCTCTCACTCAACGAGTGGTTCTACGTCGCGGCAATCGCCTACACAGTGGTTCAGATTGGTGCCAAGGTAGTCGACAAAATCATTGACTGGAAGAAAGCTAATAAGGAGTAACAAATGGACCTGATTAAGTTCCTCGAAATGTTGGACACTGAGATGGCTCAGCAGATGCTCAATGACCTGAGAGATGACGCCAAGCGCACGCCTCAGCTGTACAACGCCATTGGTAAACTGCTTGAGCGCCACAAGTTCCAAATCTCTAAGCTGACCCCGGATGTCAACATCTTGGGCGGACTGGCTGAGGGTCTGGAGGCTTATAACTCCAAGGTGGGTGCCGATGGTCTGACAGATGACGATAAGTTCACCCTACAGTGATATACTCAAGGTACTACTATATGTAGTGCCTTTATGGATGTCATTGCACTACGCTAGGCGTTCCTACGTGAAATCTGAGAAACAACGGGAGGCATTATGCTGGAGTTCACAAAGAGAATCGTCCCGTATCTTGTGGCTATCATGGTGTTTGCCTTCGGGTGGCACTTGGGTTCGCAATCTACGGACGCTAAATGGAAGGAGGAAGTACAGAATGAGTACGTTAAGAAGCAAACGGCTAGAGCTGAAACTCAGAAAGCGATTGACGCAGTATCGGCTAAGTACCAAGCAGACCTTGAGGGGCTGGAGGGCAGCACTGATAGGGTTATTGCTGATTTGCGTAGCGACAATAAGCGGCTGCGCGTCAGAGTCAAACCTACCAGTGTCACCGCAGGACCAGACGGTCGATGCCTCGTTGATGGTTCCGTCGAACTACACGAAGCAACTGCTCGAAGTCTTATCGCAATAACCCAGAAGGCCGACCTCAAAGAGAAGGCCCTACAGGACACTATTCGCAAGCTACAGCGGAAAGGAGGTGAACATTGAGTAACTCTCAGCAAGCCAAGAACGCCTTAATCATTGCGCAACTGAAGGGTGACTTTGTCGCCTTTCTCTTCGTGCTCTGGAAGGCCCTGAACCTGCCGGAACCAACCAAGTGTCAAATCGACATGGCCAAGTGTCTGGCGAACCCAAAGAACAAGAAGTTTATCCTTCAGGCTTTCCGTGGTATTGGGAAGTCGTTCATCACGTGTGCGTTCGTAGTGTGGACCTTGTGGCGTGACCCTCAGTTAAAGATACTGATTGTCTCGGCCTCAAAGGAACGTGCGGACGCCAACTCCATCTTCATCAAGAACATCATCGACTTGTTGCCTTTCCTTAGTGAGCTTAAGCCTCGCCCCGGTCAGCGTGACTCCGTGATTAGCTTTGATGTAGGCCCTGCCAAGCCGGACCACAGCCCGTCAGTTAAGTCTGTGGGTATTACGGGTCAGCTAACTGGTAGCCGTGCTGATATCATCATTGCGGATGACGTGGAGATTCCCGGTAACTCTGCGACCCAAGGTGCCCGAGAGAAACTCTGGACGTTGGTTCAGGAGTTCGCCGCACTGTTGAAACCTCTACCGACTAGCCGTGTTATCTATCTGGGCACCCCTCAGACTGAGATGACGCTCTACAAGGAACTTGAGGACAACCGTGGGTACTCGACGATTATCTGGCCTGCACAGTATCCTCGCTCCAAAGAGGAAGACCTGTACTATGGCGACCGACTGGCTCCGATGCTCCGTAGCGAGTACGATGAGGACAAGGAGGGTCTCAGCAGTCAACCTACTGACCCGGTGCGATTCGACTCTATGGACCTTCAGGAACGTGAGGTGGAATACGGCAAGGCTGGCTATACGCTTCAGTTCATGCTCAACCCGAACCTCAGTGACGCCGAGAAGTACCCGCTACGCCTCCGTGACGCTATCGTGTGCGGTCTACAGGCGGACAAGGCCCCAATGCATTACCAGTGGCTCCCGAACCGTCAGAACCGCAATGAGGAGCTTCCTAACGTGGGCATGAAGGGTGACGAGATTTACTCCTTCCATACAGCCTCCAGTAACACTGGTGCGTATCAGGGTAAGATTCTGGTCATTGACCCAAGTGGACGCGGTAAGGATGAGACTGGCTGGTGCGTACTGTACACCCTCAACGGTTACATCTACCTGATGGATGCTGGCGGTACTCGTGGGTACGAAGAGAAGTCCCTTGAGTTCCTCGCTAAGAAAGCCAAACAGTGGCAGGTGCAGACTGTGGTCTTCGAGAGTAACTTCGGTGACGGTATGTTCGGTAACGTGTTCCAGCCTGTGCTCCTGAAGCATCACCCAGCGCAGCTCGAAGAGATTCGTGCTCGTGGCATGAAAGAGGTCCGCATTTGCGATACCCTTGAGCCTGTACTGGCAAGTCACCGCTTGGTCATCCGTGATGAGGTAATCCGACAGGACTACCAGACGGCACGTGATGCAGACGGTAAGCACGCTCTGAAGTACAGCCTGTTCTACCAGATGACCCGTATGAGCCGTGAGAAGGGCGCTGTGGCACACGATGACCGACTTGATGCGTTAGCATTAGGTGTCGAGTTCCTACGTGCTACGATGCAGCAGGACGCTGTGAAGATAGAGTCTGAGGTACTTCTGGAGTTCTTGGAGCACCACATGGAGAAGCCCCTGAGTAACGTCTCCCAGTTCAAGGCCACCAGCAGCAATGGTGTGGACATCCGATGGGAAGACGACGGGGATGACTCTATGTTCATCGCATGGTGATTATGCAAGGATTGTGCATAAGGATTCATTAGGCCACGGAAGGCCACTTCAGGAAAACTTCAGGTATAACAGACACTTGGAATTAGGTAGCACTATAGGGAGAGACCCCTAAAGACTTACTATAAGACTACTTAAAGTTTCATTCATATAGTTATGCACTACAGGTCTCCTCTATGAGAGAGGGTAGTGATGATAATATCACCCTCTAACTACAAGACACTAAGAGCTGACACAAGGAGGACCTATGCGCTTACTGTTAACCTTACTGCGCCATAGGACTACTTGGCGATTTCTGCTGGTACTTGCTGGTGCCCTTGGGGCTTCACTGGTTACTCAGCAGCAACTCAGTGGACTGGAGACTCTCGTGTGCTCTCTACTCACTTGTAGCGATTAGGGTCTTTCTGACGCGCTAGGGATTCCGTAGTGATGCTTATCAGCATACACCACTCCATCCCTCTATAGTCAATACTTAAAGTTAACCTTAGGTGATTCACTGGGTCTACCTACGGGTCTATGCACTGACCTGAGGACTACCTGAGGTTACCTTTAAGAATTTTACACAAAGTTCTGAGTGCACATCTCACAGTTTAAACTTTTGGTTATCCCCCCGGTACCCTCTCAGTTCACCCAAAGTAACCATGGGCCACCCTAAACCTTCGGTTTAACCTTAGGTGGGACTGGTGGGAAACCTTGGGTGATACTATATGTTGTGGTGTGGGTGACCTTGGGTGACTATATGTTGATGTCTCTGTGTCCCCTATCTGTTGGCCCTCTTTAAGTATCCACCTGAGGTAACCACCTGAGGTTAGACCTGAGGACATCCAATGACACATATCCTTAGGTTCACCGTTTGACTAACGTTTAGCAGTGACTGTCAGTAGGTCACATAGAGTAAACACTTAAGTATCTCGTTTAGCAGTCCCTGAGACACTGAGAGCGGGACAAAAGGTATCGGTGAGCCATTACTATAAGACTATCGGTAGTCATTGTCAATACACCAACCAATTAGGTATCACTATAGGGAGACACTTAAAGTATTACTATGAGACCATCACCATAAAGATCACTATCACTACAGGTCTACATAAAGTTTAACTTAGGGTATTGACATTAGGTAACGGCTATGGTCTAATGGCTACCAGTTGAGAGACACAACGCTACCAACTACCGGGAATACTTCGAGTTACCGGGAAGATGCTGAAGGGTCTCAAGTAGTCATCAACCGGACATACGAAAATGGTTGACTCAACGATGAACAAGTAGTAACGTAGTAAGCAAGCAGTAACACGCAGTACCGCTCTTTAACAATATGGATTAGTCGCTGATATGTACGCCATGATAATAGTGTTTAACTAGTGGTTACATTCAGGTCTCTGGCAAGGTACGTCCTGTCACCCTGAGAGTAGCCACGATGATAACCACTAACCCTTAACCACATTGAGGATATACACCATGGAACGCAACGCTAACGCATACTACGACCTTCTGGCTGCAACTGTTGAGCTGTTCAACGAGCGCATTCAACAGGACGAGCTCACCGAGGATGATGATTGGTCTGATGCACTGCACGAGGTGGTAGACGGGCAGGTTCCGCGCTATTACAGTGAGATTTTCGCAGTGATGGCCGCCGATGGTATCGACCACGAGTTCGACGACTCAGGACTCATCCCAGACACCAAGGACGTAAGCCGAATCTGTCAGGCTCGAATCTATGAGGCACTGTACAACGATGTATCGAATGACTCTGGGATTGTCTGGTGGGAAGAACCGGAAGAAGACGACGAGGATGACTGCAATGATTAAGTATGGTCTCACCCAGCAGGACATGCAGGAATATCGCAGCGCCTTTAAGACAGCCTGCGAGTGCACTGCTGGCATACCCGAAGCAAAAGCCGACTGGTTCGGCTACTACATGGCCCAGCTGGCCCAGACCTATCGTTCACGCAAGGTGATGTATGGTAACCCTGTTCGTAATTAACGTGTATGCTCTGATTGTCCTGTACTTTGTGCGGGACTTTCGTAAGGGCCTCAAGGTGCACAAAGCATCATTCAGTTACATGAAGTGGGGCGTGTTGCCTCGCTTTACTGTGCGGCTACCTAATGGCCGCTTTAAGGCAAACAAAGTGGGGGTATTCTATGTCGCAACGCACTAACCTGAAGAAAGCCTTCAAGATTGCACGGATGGTGATGGCATACGGGTCCGGGGAGAAGAGGACAAGGAGAATACTTGCGGCAAGGGCTGGTAGATTGCCAGCTAGGCAGCGTAAATGGGTAATGCAGCAAGTGTACACGGAGCTTTATCACCCTGAGAGGATACCTGAGGGTTTCATACGGTCACCAGTGGGCTGGAAACGAGTAGCAACCAACTAACATACACACACCTACCATAAGGAAACAACCAAATGAACTACACCGATATGCAAGAACGCTTAGACGTCATCCGTAACCTGCCAATCTGTGAACTCGACAAGCGCCAGCCGCTGCTGGTAGCACTCATGGCGGACATTGTGAACGCTGAGACGTCCGATGGTGACGATACGGATAGCTATTGGGGTCTGGAACGTCAGGACTATTGGCAAACCCTGAAGATTAAGGCCAAAGATGCCGGATTTAACCTGCTGGGTAATGGTCACTTCAGCGCAGCGTTTAAGCACGAGCTACTGCCGGGCAAGGTCATTAAGGTTGGCTTTAAGAAAGAGGACTCAGGGGCCGCCTACGTGGCTTTCTGCCGGATGCACCAAGGCCGGGCAGGGATTCCTAACGTCTATCACGTAGCGCGTCACTCTGGATGCTACACGGTGGTACTTGATGAGCTGGAACCGTGCCGCCGCCGGGAGAACGAGACGCACGAGCATTATGCAGACCTTGCTAACTACTTTGTGGAGACCGACGAAGAGCCAGAGGAGCACCACGAGAAGGACCTACCTTTCATTGAGACGTGCCAAATGATTCGCAAGTTCTTCTACGGGATTGCGTCCTTTGATATGCACAGCGGCAACATCATGTTCACCAAGGACGGCAAGCCAGTGATTACCGACCCGGTGTCATTCTCAGCGGACCGGGACCGTGAGCCTTTCTCGCTGGACCCTGAGGAGCTACTTGCTGAGATTGAGCAGATAGCGCACGACAAGATGATTGAACGCTGCAAGCGCAACAAGGCTAAGCGGGACCCGAACGGGGAGCTGCGCATCGCACGCCGTAAGGCCAATAAGGAACGTCGAGCACGCCGTAAGGCACACGCTCGGTGGCGTAAGGAGCGTGAACGTGAGCGCGAGAAGTACCACGTAGACGCCCTAAAGTTAGACCTAGCGAGTATCGAGGAGCGCGTTCTGGCATGGCAAATGGGACCCGGCCTAGCGATACAAATGGGCAAGCCGTTGCCAATCGACAATTACCTTCAGGGTAGACTTATGGGTTAGCAAGGTGTATCTTAGGTGTCTCCCGCAAGAGGCACCGATAGATAAACTTTATTCACAAAGAGGCACACAATGAACGCATTAAACATTGCACGTAATGACTTCTCAGAGATTGAACTAGCCGCTATTCCGTACAACATCCTCAGCGAGTACTACGGGGACAAGCTGGCACGTGAACAGCTGGCACTTGAGCACGAGGCGTACGAGCTGGGTGAACAGCGTTTCCTGAAGATGCTGGAACGTCAGGTCAAAGCAGGTGAGTTCGCCGACAACGTGGCTGCTAAGCCGCTGGTCCTAACGTTGCACCCGCAGCTGACCAAGCGTATTAACGACTGGAAGGAGGAGCAGGCAAACGCACGTGGTAAGAAGCCTCGCGCATACTACCCGATTAAGCACGGCGTCGCCTCAGAGTTGGCCCTTGGTATGGGCGCTGAGGTGCTCAAAGAGAAGCGCGGTGTGTCCAGTGAGGCTATCGCACTGCTGACCATTAAGGTCGTCTTAGGGACGCTCACAGACGCCTCAAAGGCCACCATCCAGCAGGTGTCCTCACAGTTAGGCAAGGCCCTTGAGGATGAGGCCCGCTTCGGTCGTATCCGTGAGCAGGAAGCAGCATACTTCAAGAAGAACGTAGCGGACCAGCTGGACAAGCGAGTAGGCCACGTGTACAAGAAGGCTTTCATGCAGGTAGTCGAGGCCGATATGATATCCAAAGGGATGCTGGGTGGCGACAACTGGTCCAGCTGGAAAACTGACGAGCAGATGCACGTGGGGACCAAGCTGCTGGAGCTGCTCATCGAGGGCACTGGTCTGGTGGAAATGACCAAGAACAAGATGGCCGATGGCTCCGACGATGTGACCAGTATGCAGATGGTCCAGCTGGCTCCTGCCTTTGTGGAACTCCTGAGCAAACGAGCGGGAGCACTCGCAGGTATCAGCCCGATGCACCAGCCGTGCGTGGTCCCTCCGAAACCTTGGGTTGAAACCGTAGGCGGTGGCTACTGGTCCGTAGGTCGCCGTCCGCTGGCACTGGTGCGTACCCACTCCAAGAAGGCGCTGCGCCGCTACGCAGACGTGCACATGCCAGAGGTATACAAGGCGGTCAACCTCGCGCAAAACACGCCGTGGAAGGTGAACAAGAAGGTGCTGGCGGTGGTCAACGAGATTGTCAACTGGAAGCACTGCCCGGTGGCTGACGTCCCAGCGATTGAACGTGAAGAGTTACCGCCGCGCCCGGACGATATCGACACCAACGAGGTGGCGCGTAAGGCATGGCGTAAGGAGGCCGCAGCGGTCTACCGTAAGGACAAGGCCCGCCAGTCTCGCCGTTTGTCAATGGAGTTTATGGTTGCACAGGCCAACAAGTTCGCTAACCACAAGGCCATTTGGTTCCCGTACAACATGGACTGGCGTGGGCGTGTGTACGCTGTGAGTATGTTTAACCCGCAGGGTAACGACATGACCAAAGGTATGCTGACGCTGGCTAAGGGCAAGCCAATCGGTCTCGATGGGTTCTACTGGCTGAAGATTCACGGTGCAAACTGTGCAGGCGTCGACAAGGTTCCCTTCCCTGAGCGCATCAAGTTCATTGAAGAGAACGAAGGTAACATTCTGGCGAGCGCAGCTGACCCGCTGAATAACACTTGGTGGACCCAGCAGGATTCGCCGTTCTGCTTCCTAGCGTTCTGCTTTGAGTACGCAGGCGTTAAACACCATGGCCTGAATTACAACTGCTCGCTGCCGCTGGCGTTCGATGGGTCCTGCTCTGGGATTCAGCACTTCAGCGCTATGCTCCGCGATTCTATCGGTGGTCGTGCAGTAAACCTGCTGCCTTCTGATACCGTGCAGGATATATACAAGATTGTGGCCGACAAGGTTAACGAGGTACTCCACCAGCACGCCATCAACGGGTCTCAGACGGTGGTCGAGCAGATTGCCGATAAGGAGACTGGCGAGTTCCGCGAGAAGGTAACGCTGGGTGAGTCCGTACTGGCTGCACAGTGGCTGCAATATGGTGTTACCCGCAAGGTGACTAAACGTTCGGTCATGACGTTGGCGTATGGTTCCAAAGAGTTCGGCTTCCGCCAGCAAGTTCTTGAGGATACTATTCAGCCCGCTATTGACAACGGCGAGGGCTTGATGTTTACGCACCCTAACCAAGCGGCTGGCTACATGGCTAAGCTGATTTGGGACGCTGTGACCGTGACCGTAGTGGCCGCTGTCGAGGCTATGAACTGGCTGAAGTCTGCCGCTAAACTGCTGGCCGCTGAAGTCAAGGACAAGAAGACCAAAGAGGTGCTCCGTAAGCGCTGCGCAATCCACTGGGTGACACCAGACGGTTTCCCTGTGTGGCAGGAATACCACAAGCGCGACCAAGCGCGCCTGAAGCTGACGTTCTTGGGTCAGGCCAACGTGTTCATGACGTACAACAAAGGGGACGCTAAGGAGATTGACGCACACAAGCAGGAGTCAGGGATCGCCCCTAACTTTGTGCACTCACAGGACGGTAGTCACCTGCGCATGACCGTAGTGCACGCTAACGAGGTCTACGGGATTGACTCCTTCGCACTCATTCACGACTCCTTCGGGACCATTCCGGCAGACGCTGGGAATCTCTTTAAGGCAGTCCGTGAGACTATGGTCAAGACCTACGAGGACAACGATGTAATCGCTGACTTTTATGACCAGTTCGCTGACCAGCTGCATGAGTCCCAACTGGACAAAATGCCTGCGGTCCCGGCCAAAGGCGACCTGAACCTGCGCGATATCCTAGAGTCCGACTTCGCGTTTGCGTAAGGTCTCAGGCAATTAGGTAGCACTATAGGGAACCTTCGAATGACCGAGGGTTCCATTACTTAAAGTCTTAACTTAAAGAATACTTAAAGAGGCACACCATGACTTACTCAATCGTTGTAACCATCTTGTTAATCATATTAATCGTCCTGTTCGTAAGGGCCACCACGAGACTCGCTACCTGCGAGTACACCCTTGAGAAGCAGGTCAAGAGTAACGAGGAGTACACAAACATCTTGCACGATAAGGTGTGCCGCCTGTCTGAAGATAAGGCATCACTCAATAAGCAGGTGCGGTGGCTTGAGTCCACGCTTAAGGAAGAAGAGCAGAAGGTGTGCGATGTGAACGAACTGCGTGAACGCCAGAGGGAGCGCATGAAGTTCCTCCGCAAGTCACTGAGGGAAGCACAAGACGAGCTGATGATGGTCTCCGACCTGATTCACGTTAAGTTCACCGCTGTGTTGCCGGACGGTACCCACTCTAAGACGCTCTTTAAGTTAGGACTTGGGCCGTGTGGTCTCCACGTTAAGTCCCTCCGCTGGACAGAGCTGGATGACCGCTACCTGATAGACCAGCTGTGCACCAATGGCGAGCGTAAGCAGTTCGTCTACTACAAGAGCGAGGTAGTAGGTCGCATCGAGTTCCGCCACGGCAAGGCGTGATTAGGTAGCACTATAGGAACATACTCAAGGTCATCATGTTTGGTGGCCTTTATGAATGTCCCTTACTATCGCAATCAGGAGTAACATCATGTACCAGAACACAATCAACTTTGAGCGCAACCGTGAACGTCAGCAGACCGAGGGTTACATCCCTAAGGGCCGCAAGCTGAACAAGACAAAGCGTGGTGGCGGTGTGAAAGGTTCTTTCCGTAACGCCAAGGGTGACAGCGTTGTTAACCAAGAGAAATACTTCGTAGGAGCGTAACAAATGGCTGGGAAAACTAAATGGCTTTTCGATGGAAGCACCTCACAGTGGTCACGATTGGGTGCTACCGAACGTAGGTTGATGGATGAAACGGGTTTACAGGTAGTGATGGTGGACGACCCTCTTACAAACACGGTGCTGTTCGACGTGTATGAACCACACCCGGATGGTGACGTACTACTGATTACCAGAAGATTTAGCCACTGGTCGATTGACTCAGCGTCAGACTGGCTGGCAAAACTCACAGCCGACTACTCAAGTTGGAAATGATTAGGTAGCACTATAGGCAGACTCAAGGTCATCGGATTCCGGTGGCCTTTATGATTGCTTATTGCACACTAAATGAACACTACACTTCGGAGACATCACCATGATGAACATTACGACTAATCCATTTAAGGCTGTATCTTTCTCTCGCTCTGCTATCGAGAAGGCGCTGGAGACTTCCGGTTACCTCATCGCAGACACTAAGCACGATGGTGTGCGCGGGAACATTTGCGTAGACAACACGGCCAATGCAGCGTGGCTCAGCCGGGTCTCCAAGACCATTCCGGCACTTGAGCACCTCAACGGTTTCGACCAGCGCTGGCAGAAGTTACTGAAAGATGACCGCTGGATTTTCCCGGATGGCTTCATGCTTGATGGCGAACTCATGGTCAAAGGCGTGGACTTCAACACCGGGTCCGGCCTACTGCGCACCAAGTGGCTCAAGAAATACAACATGGAGTACCACAACGTGCCAGTAACACCAGACATGCTGAAGCCTCGCAAGGTTGGCGTTGCTAAGCGCGTTCGTACCGAGTTTAGACTATCTTCCGCGCACCTCAAAGTTGTCCTCTACGACATCATTCCGCTTGACATTATCGAGTCCGGCGATGACTACAGCGTGATGACCCTCCTCCGCCTTGAGCACGTCAAGGTAGCCTTACCAGTCCTGCAAGACCACTTCCCTGAAGTCGAGTGGTGCCTCTCGGAGTCCCATGAAGTTTACGACATGGACGAACTCGATGCGCTTTACCGACAGAAACGAGAAGAAGGTCACGAAGGTCTTGTGGTTAAGGACCCTCGCGGTATCTATAAGCGCGGTAAGAAGTCCGGCTGGTGGAAGCTGAAGCCAGAGAACGAGGCCGATGGTGTCGTTGTGGGACTCAACTGGGGAACTCCCGGTCTTGCCAACGAGGGCAAGGTGATTGGCTTCGAGGTTCTCCTTGAGTCTGGTCGCGTAGTGTCCGCCAACAACATCTCTCAGGCACTTATGGAAGAGTTCACGCGAGCCGTGGAGGCCACAGCAGACCATCACGAAGGTTCCTACACTAACCCTTACGAGGGCTGGGCGTGCCAAATCAAGTACATGGAGGAAACTCCAGACGGCTCTCTGCGCCACCCATCGTTCGACAAATGGCGTGGCACCGAGGAAGACCCTACCGTTAAGATGTAATTAGGTAGCACTATAGGAGACAACAACGTGTCTATCAATCTGATTCTAATCATCGTGTTCATCCTCGCGGCTATCGTGTGGTCAATGAATGACGAGCCACCTAAAGGAGCATAACCATGCGCTTACACTTCAACAAATCCAACGGTATCTTCTCGGTTCGCCGGGAGGACCGCAGCACTGTAGCGGCTTCGGAGCGCCACGGTAAGATTCCACGTATCGGCGACACCTTCGAGCTGGCACCTCGTGTGCACATCTTGGTTACTCGCGGTCTCTACGAATTGGCTCAAACTAAGAGCCGTCCTTTCGTACCCGTTGTGGTAACCAAGTGGCCACGCCTTCGCCTGTTCTGGGAGCGCATCAAGGAGGTGGTCAATGACTGAACGTGAAATTCAAGTGGTGAACCTTCTGGTTGACCAAAACACTGACAGACCGGACTCCACGACGTGCGCTGATGGCGTCACATGCTACAAGGTATCGTGCAGTGAGTGTCCGCTAGACACTAAAGGTACGACCATTGGGGAAGTCCGCGCAATGAAGGACAGCAAGGCTCCGAGTGTAGAAGACGATGGTGTTAAGCAACCAAGTCACTACCAGCTGTTCGGAGGCATCGAGGCCATTGAGGTGATTGCTCGCAGCATGACTCAGGAGATGTTCAAGGGGTACTGCCTCGGGAACATCCTCAAGTACCGACTGCGAGCCGGGAAGAAGTCCGAGCTGGCTACCTTAGAGAAAGACATGGCGAAGGCTGCTTTCTATCTGGAACTGTACGAGAAACACAAGGGGTTGTGTCATGATTGAGTTAACACCGAGTCGTATTGAAATCCTGAAGTATTGGGCGAAGGACTTCCTCAGAATCTACCAGACTGAGGACTTCACCAAGGAGGAGCTTGAGTTCATTGAGGAGATTCTTAGCGATGAACCCGAGTGACTGGTGCCGAGCGATGTACGAGAAGACGCTCGACCCTGCGTACATCACCCTGTATAACATGTGGAAGGAGCGAGAAGATGCAAAAGTTCGTCGTAACGGTCGAGACAGCTAACGCATCGTATGAACTCCCGGTACACGCTGGGTCTCTTGAGGAGGCCCTCGAGGTTGCCGAGGCGGAGTACGAAGAGTTAGGCCAAGTGACTCGGGTACGCCCAGATAGTCATTAGGTAGCACTATAGGGACACAGACTGTCCCTCTTACTGTTTAAACTTAAAGGAGATACACCATGGCATTCGCTAAGAAGAAAATCATCACGACTAAAGTTGGTACCTGCGAACCGTATGCGTACCTGAACAAACCAGACTTCGGCGGTGAGGGTTTCGAGAACCCACGCGGTACCTACAAAGCATCCGTAACGTTCAAGAACGAAGACTGTCAGGAGCTGGTAGACCTCATCGTTAAGACCCATGAGGAAAACTACGCGGCCCGTCTGGAAGCGCACGAAGCGAACCCTCCGAAGGTTCAGAAGGGTAAGAAACCCCTGAAGCCGTATGAAGGCGATATGCCGTTCTTCGACAACGGTGATGGCACCACCACGTTCAATTTCAAGTGCTACGGTTCGTACGAGGACAAGAAGACTGGCGAGACCAAGAAGATTGTTCTGGGCGTAGTCGACGCTAAGGGCAAGCGTATCCAAGACGTTCCGATTATTGGTGGCGGCTCCAAAGTGAAGATTCGCTTCTCGCTGGTACCGTACGGCTGGTCTGCGGTAGCTGGCGCTTCCGTTAAATTGCAGCTGGAAGGCGTGATGCTGGTCGAACTGGCTACCTTTGGTGGTGGCGAAGACGACTGGGCTGACGAAGCCGTAGAAGGCGGTTACGAAGCGGACGAACCTCGCAGCCGTAAACCTCAGGAAGACCCGGAATACTGGTCTGGTGAGGAAGAGGACGAAGGTGAAGCCGAAGAAGACGATGACTTCTAATGGCTGGCTACGGAGCCAAAGGGATTCGGAAGGTGGGTGCCTTCCGGTCTGGCCTTGAGGACAAGGTGTCCAAGCAGTTAGAATCAAAGGGCGTCACGTTCGACTACGAATTGTGGCGCATCCCTTACGTTATTCCTGCGAGTGACCACCTTTACACTCCAGACTTCTTGCTTCCTAACGGCATCTTCGTGGAGACTAAGGGTCTCTGGGAAGCCGAGGACCGCAAGAAGCACCTATTGATTCGTGAGCAATACCCGGAGTTAGACATCCGGTTAGTGTTCTCTTCGAGTCGCACTAAGATTTACAAAGGGTCGCCCACCAGTTACGCTGAGTGGTGCGAGAAGCATAACATCTTGTTTGCCGACAAATTGATTCCCGTAGACTGGCTGAAGGAGCCGAAGCGTGATGTACCGTTCGGCAAGTTCAAGCAGAAGAAAGGAGCAAAGTAAGTATGGCCAAGGTTCAATTCACTAAGCGACAGGAGACCTCTCAGATTTTCGTTCACTGTTCCGCAACCAAGGCAACCATGGACGTAGGTGTTCGTGAGATTCGTCAGTGGCACAAAGAGCAGGGCTGGCTGGATGTAGGCTATCACTTCATCATCCGTCGTGACGGTACCGTAGAGGCTGGTCGTGACCAAGATGCTGTTGGTTCACACGTCAAGGGGTACAACTCGACTTCTGTAGGCGTGTGTCTGGTTGGAGGTATCGACGCCAAGGGTAACCCTGAAGCAAACTTCACACCTCAGCAGATGAGCGCACTGAAGGGGTTACTGCACGAGCTGAAGGGGACCTACCCAAAGGCTGTCATTATGGCGCATCATGATGTAGCACCGAAGGCGTGTCCGAGCTTCGACCTGCAACGTTGGGTGCGTACAGGTGAACTGGTCACTTCTGACCGTGGGTAAACATTAGGTAGCACTACAGGGAGACAATTACGTTTCCCTGTTGTCGCTAGAGGAGATTACTTTATGAGCAAAGACCGTATTATAGATATCATCGTTCTCGTTGTGGCCACTGCGTCAGCGATGGTGCTTGGTGCCACCATTATGTACTCCTACCTTAACTGAGGTGACTTATGGAAAACTTAAAGCAACATTTAGTAGATACGTGGCCACTATACGTGTACGCATCGGCATTCGTCATCGGCGCACTTCGAGTGTGGCTGCCATGAGTTACGGTGACTCTCAAGAAGATGGTCAGGAGAGTATCTTCCTGTTCCACGCTCCGTGCGAAAACTGTGGTTCTTCTGATGGTAACTCAGTGTACTCTGACGGGCACGAGTATTGCTTCGTGTGTCAACACCGGGTTCCCGGCTCAGAGGAACGTACCGAAAAGTTATCATCGAGAAGACCCAAAGGAGGGAATTACGGGATGAGTACACAAGGTTCAGGCTTATTGGTATTCGGCGAGAGTGACGGTCGGTACACTGACCTGACGGCTCGTGGTATCTCAAAGGCGACATGCCAGAAGGCTGGCTATTGGGTCGCCAAGGTCAGAGGGACTGCCTATCAGGTGGCCGACTATCGTGACCAGAATGGCTCCATAGTCTCTCAGAAGCTGCGGGACAAGGAGAAGAACTTCTCTACCCGAGGGTCTCACAAAGGGGACGCACTGTTCGGTAAGCACCTATGGAACGGTGGCAAGAAGATTGTCATCACCGAGGGTGAAATCGACATGTTAACCGTGATGCAACTTCAGGATTGTAAGTGGCCTGTGGTTTCTCTCGGTCACGGTGCGTCAGCCGCTAAGAAAACCTGTAGTGCAAACTATGAGTATTTCGATAGCTTCGACCAGATTATCCTGATGTTCGACATGGATGACCCCGGTCGTGCAGCCGTTGAGGAAGCCGCTCAGGTTCTCCCTCCCGGTAAGGTACACGTAGCGGTGCTGACCGAGAAGGATGCCAACGAGTGTTTACTCAAAGGTAAGGGCAAGGAGGTTCTCGACCAGATATGGAACGCTGCACCTTGGGTACCCGATGGTGTCATCGGTGCGATGTCCATGAAGGACCGAGTGCGGGAGGCTATGACCAGCGAACAGAGCGTAGGATACCTTTTCTCAGGATGTCCGGGACTGAATGACCGAACCTTGGGTGCACGTGGTGGCGAAGTCATCATGGTCACTTCTGGGTCAGGAATGGGTAAGTCGACGTTCGTTCGCCAGCAGGCCCTAGGGTTCGCCAGAGGGCAAGGGCTGAGGGTAGGCATGGCGATGCTTGAGGAGTCAGTAGAGGAGACCATGGAGGATGTCCTAGGGATTGCCAACGGTATCCGCTTACGGCAGCAGCCTCGGGAGTTCAAGCAGAAGCTGATAGAAGACGGCACGTACGATGAGTGGTTCGATGAGTTGTATGGCTCCGACCAGTTCCATCTTTACGACTCCTTTGCGGAGGCTGAGGTTGACCGACTGCTGGCCAAGCTGCACTACATGCGCACAGGGTTGAACTGTGACGTAATCATTCTGGACCACATCTCAATCGTAGTGTCAGCCTCGGAGGAATCCGATGAGCGCAAGATGATTGACCGACTCATGACCAAGCTGAAAGGGTTCGCTAAGTCAACCGGAGTGGTACTTATTGTTATTTGCCACCTGAAGAACCCGGAGAAAGGTAAAGCCCATGAAGAAGGACGTGCTGTTTCCATTACTGACCTGCGTGGGTCTGGGTCTCTGCGCCAACTCTCTGATACTATCATTGCCCTTGAGCGTAATCAGCAAGGGGACATGCCTAATCTTGTCCTCCTTCGTATTCTCAAGTGTCGCTTTAATGGTATTGGCGTTGGCATTGCGGGGTACATGGAGTACAACGAAAAGACCGGACTCCTTGAACCGTCTAGCTACACTGGCGGAGAAGGAGAGGGAGATACTGGCCGGGAAGGCCACGAAGAAGACGACTACTAGCCATGACGAGTGGTGCTCCTGCGAGCACTGCTGTCCAACACTCGAAGCATTCCGTATGAGAATGTACAGAGATTTTAACCGTAAATAGGAGAACCATCATGTTTAAACTTATTGAAACTTTAGGCCGTCTGGTCATCGCACTGTACATCCGTGAAGCCAAGGCACTGGACAAAGCGTCCAAGGTGGAAGCAGAAGCAGCCGCTAAGCTGGCTAAAGCAGCCGACAAGGCACGTCAGGCATCTCTGGATGCAACAGCAGAGGCAGCGAAAGTTGCACTTAAAGCTCAGAAACTTAAGGAGTTCTTCTAATGACTACCAAAGCTAAATTCCCCGGCAATACCATTCAGATGTCCGACACTGTAGACCAGTGGGGCCGCAAGGTTCACATCAACGTCCGCAACGACAAGGTAACTCTGGTCTACCACTGGAAGGCTAAGAGCGATAACCGTGCGCACACTCAGCGTGTGACCCTCGACGACACACAGGCAGCTCGACTGCTGGCGTCCGTGGCTGTAGCGGCTACTGTGGCCATCGGTGAGGACAAAGTTCGGGAGGCACTCCTGACCAAAGAGGTCGGTGAAACGTCCTTATGTCTGGCCGCAGCGTCAGAAGCTAAGTGATAAACTCAAGGTCATTACTATATGTAGTGGCCTTTATGATTATCATACACAACATATTGAGAGGACATAACCATGCGTAAACCTGAAGAAATCCGTGCAGACATCGAGAAGCTGACCAAAGAGCTGGAAGCCGTTAAGATTCACGAGTCCAGACAGGTTGCTGCCGTTAACATCTTGTACAACTTAGGATGGACACATGACCCGCATAAGGGATGGCAGAAGCCTGAGCCAAAGTGGAGTGACTACAAGGCCCCTATAAAGGCTGGCGAGTTGGCAACTTGGGAGGATGGGCACATTGGTGGCACAGTCTATATCCGCAGTGTCGGCGACAAGTATGCTCAGGTGTCACATGTTCGCGGTATCAGCCGGATTGGTGCTGACGTAGTGAATGGGAGCTTTGCCATCGAGAAAAGTAAGTTAACCGTGCGTCCACGTGAGTATTTCATCGGGCGTCGTTAAGCAACAGGAGACCACTATGTTAGTAACCGATATCGAGGCGAACAACCTCTTAGAGAAAGTCACTCAGTTCCACTGTGGGGTCATCTATGACTACAGTACGGACGAGTACGTATCGTATCGACCTTGGGACTTCTCAGCGTATCTCGATGCGTTGGAAGCTGAGGTGGCTCGTGGTGGTCTCATCGTATTCCACAACGGTCACAAGTACGATGCCCCAGTGTTAACCAAGCTGGCCAAGCTCCAGTTAAACCGAGAGTTCCACCTACCGCGTGAGAACGTAGTGGACACGTTGGTTCTTAGTCGTTTGCTGTTTGCGAACATTAAGGACTCCGACATGGCCCTGCTGCGTTCCGGTAAGTTACCCGGTAAGCGCTTTGGGTCTCACGCTCTGGAGGCGTGGGGTTACCGCTTAGGCGAGATGAAGGGTGAGTATAAGGATGACTTCAAGAAGCTCCTTGAGGAACAGGGGGAGGACTATGTGGACGGTGCCGAGTGGATTAGCTTCAATGAGCCGATGATGGACTATAACGTTCAGGACGTTGTGGTTACCAAGGCTCTCCTTGAGAAGCTATTGAGTGACAAGCATTACTTCCCACCTGAGGATGGCTGTGGGGATAACTGGTGGATGCACGACGCTGTGACATTCTGGAAGTATTCCTGTGAGGCCGTCTGGCTGGAACACCGAGCCGCTTGGTTACTCGCTAAGCAGGAGCGCAACGGCTTCCCGTTCAACACCAAGGCCATTGAGGAACTCTACGTTGAACTCGCTGGTCGTCGTTCTGAACTCCTTCAGACGCTCACCGACACTTTCGGAACTTGGTACCAACCTAAGGGCGGCACTGAGTTATTCCTGCACCCGCGCACCGGGAAGCCTCTGGGTAAATACCCACGAGTGAAGTACCCGAAGCAGGGTGCCATCTACAAGAAACCCAAGAACAAAGCTCAGCGTGAGGGTCGTGAACCCTGCGAGCTGGACACTCGGGATTACGTAGAGGGCGCTCCGTACACACCTGTAGAGCACGTTGTGTTCAACCCAAGTAGCCGAGACCACATTGCGCTCAAGCTGAAGGAAGCCGGATGGGTACCGACAGAGTTCACCGACAAGGGTGCACCTAAGGTAGACGACGAGGTCCTTGAGCATGTACGTGTGGAAGACCCTGAGAAGCAGCGCTGTATCGACCTCATCAAAGAGTACCTGATGATACAGAAGCGTATCGGTCAGGCGGCTGAGGGCGACAAGGCGTGGCTACGTTACGTTCAAGAGGATGGTAAAATTCATGGTTCAGTCAATCCTAATGGTGCCGTTACGGGCCGAGCGACTCACAGCTTCCCGAACCTCGGACAAGTGCCGGGTGTTCGAAGTCCTTACGGCGAGCCTTGCAGGGCTGCTTTTGGCGCTGAGCATCACCTTGACGGCCTCACTGGTCTACCTTGGGTACAAGCTGGTATCGACGCCAGTGGTCTGGAGTTGCGGTGTCTCGCTCACTTCATGTCCAAGTACGACGGGGGAGCTTATGCAGACGTTATTCTTAACGGGGACATCCACACGGTAAACCAGCAGGCCGCTGAGTTGCCGACTCGTGACAACGCGAAGACCTTTATCTACGGTTTCCTCTATGGTGCTGGAGACGAAAAGATTGGACAGATTGTGGGAGCAGGTAAAGAACGCGGAAAGGAACTCAAGAAGAAATTCCTTGAGAACACCCCAGCAATCGCAGCGTTGCGTGAAGGAATCCAGCAGACCCTCGTTGAGTCATCCCGATGGGTCGCCGGAGAGCAGAAGGTCAAGTGGAAACGACGCTGGATTAAGGGACTGGATGGAAGAAAGGTACACGTTCGGTCACCACATGCCGCGCTCAACACGTTGCTTCAGTCAGCGGGTGCGCTCATTTGTAAGCTGTGGATTGTCGAGACTGAAGAGTTGCTTCTTAAAGCGGGCTTGAAGCACGGATGGGATGGCGACTTCGCCTACATGGCGTGGGTTCACGATGAAATACAAGTGGCCTGCCGGACCCCAGAGATTGCACAGCAGGTGATTGACATAGCGCAGCAAGCTATGCGTAACGTTGGGGAACACTTTAAGTTCCGTTGCCGTCTGGATACAGAAGGTAAGATGGGTCCTAACTGGGCCGTATGTCACTAAGAGGTGCTTTATGAAAACGTATAGTGAACAGGAGGTTAAGGACCTCATGTATTCTGCGTGGTGGAGTGGGCATGAAGAGTCCCGCTACTCACCAAACCTCCACGGGTCGGCAATGTCTGACATCCGCAAACTAATCAGAGAACATAATGAACCAGATGAAGAGGAGATTTAACCATGGCTATTACCAAGCGTTTCAAGGTTACTTTCGATGTGACCAGCGTTATCGATAGTGAGTCCGAGAAGAACCTAAGCGAGACCGTTCTGCGTGTTGCACGGATGGTCGCCAATGGTGAGAAGGTTGACAACTTCAAGCTGGGCTTCCTTGAGGCAGCACTCAACGGTGGACCTGATGAAGCGGCTGCGTACTGCATCCGACACGGTCTGCGCTCAATGGTCAAAGAGGCACATGACGACCTTTCGTTTAACGAGAAGAAACTTACGCGCTTCTCTCCGGCAATCGTGAGGGTGACCAAGTGAGTGAGTATCTTAAAGTTCTGGCGGCCCTAAAGGGCTGCCCTAAGTCCTTCCAGTCGAACTACGTGCGCAACAACGCTGCGTTAGTCGCTGAGGCTGCGAGCCGTGGTCACATTTCGTGTCTGACCATGAGTGGTCGCAACGGTGGCGCTTGGGAAATCACCAGTGCCGGAGTGAAATTCCTTAAGACCCATGGAGGTTGCCTGTGAGCAAGCACACATTGTTATCCTTCAGCGACTACCGGGCAACCAAGAAGATTGCCAAGGGTGTCCTTGTGATGGACGGTGACTGGCTGGTATTCCAAGCCATGAGTGCCGCTGAGTTCGATGCCTCTTGGGAGGAGGAGATTTGGCACCGTTGCTGTGACCACGCTAAGGCCCGCGAGATTCTGGAGAACTCCATCGAGTCCTACAAGGGGCGCAAGAAGGCATGGAAGAATGCCGACGTTGTCCTAGCGTTCACCGACCGTGTCAACTGGCGCAAGCTGCTGGTGGACCCAACGTATAAAGAGAACCGAGCAGTCGTCAAGAAGCCTGTGGGTTACTTCGAGTTCCTTGAGTACGTCTTTGAGACCTACACGTGCGTCCTTGAGCCGCAGCTCGAAGGCGATGACGTTATGGGCATCATCGGGTCCAATCCTCTCCCGTATCACTACGAGAAGGCCGTACTGGTCTCCTGCGATAAGGACTTTAAGACCATCCCGGATTGTGACTTCCTGTGGTGTACCACTGGTAACATCCTAGTGCAGACTCGGGAGACAGCCGACTACTGGCATCTCTTCCAGACTATTAAGGGTGACATCACCGATGGTTACGGTGGTATTCCCGGATGGGGCGATACCGCTGAGGACTTCCTCAAGGAACCCTTCATTGTGGAGCCTGTAACGTCCGTGCTGAAGTCCGGTAAGAACAAGGGCCAAGAGGTAACCAAGTGGGTGAAACGCGCTCCTGAGCCGGGAGAGACGCTCTGGGACTGCATTAAGTCCATTGGGGCCAAAGCAGGGATGACCGAAGCGGAAGTAATCAAGCAGGGCCAGATGGCTCGCATCCTCCGTTCTGATGAGTACAACATCGAGACTGGGGAGATTACTCTATGGCAACCGGGCAGCTGATTCTTATCGTCCTGACCATGGGCTTAATCGCTCGTGGTCTCTGGATGTTGGCCTTGATTATCAAGCAGATAGTCGAGCACAAAGCAGAGTGATAAACTCATGGGCACTAATTAGGTAGCACTATAGGGAAGTGCCCATTATGATTATTACTTAAAGATTACTTAAAGAGGAGACTCAAATGTTAAAACCTATAGAGCACATCCTTAACAATCCTAATGACCTTCCTGACGTACCGCGAGCTGTCAAGGAGTACCTACAGTCTCGCTTCAATGCTGACTTCCTGTATCAGTCAGAGGTCCGTAAGCTGCGTGAGGCTGGCCACAGTGAGGAGTTCATCTCCGGTGTACTGTATGGTCACTACATGGCTTCTCGTGTCCTTGACGAGATGGAGGGCCGTCAGCGTGCACTCAAAGAAGGAGATTGATTATGTGTTTCTCACCTAAGATGAAAGCACCTAAGGTCGACACAACGACTGTCCCTGAGCCAGCACCACTGACGGAGGAGCCTAAGGGTGTCCAGTACGGTGGAGACGAGGACTCAAACAGCACCACTCCTGAGGTGTCAGGGCGTAAGTCACTCAAGGTGGCCAAGACGACCGAACCTACAGGGTCCGTCAGTAAAATCCGTAAGTCAGCTTTAGGAGGCTAACATGGGACTGTTCAAGAAAATCAAGAAGGCTATCTCCAAGGTAGTCAAGGCACCACTCAAGGCCGTTGGTCTGGCAGCAGATGCACCCAACGTGCAAACAGCCGCTGAGACACCTGTGGCCGCACCTCAGGAAGCACCGAAAGAGGTCGTGGAGGACGTTGAATCTTCAGCAGACACTGAGTCCGGCAAGAAGAAAACTCGCGCCTCCGGCAAGAAGTCCCTCTCAGTTTCCCGCAGCTCTGGCGGTGGGATTAACTTATGATTGGCTACGGGGAGGGCTAACAAATGGCAGAAGTTAAACTCGAAGGCTTCGCAGAGGAGGGAGCCAAGGCGGTATACGACCGTCTGAAGAACGACCGACAGCCTTACGAGACACGAGCAGAGTCATGTGCGCAGTACACGATTCCCTCGCTGTTCCCTAAGGACTCCGATAACGCCTCAACCGATTACACGACTCCGTGGCAATCCGTAGGTGCTCGCGGTCTGAACAACCTAGCGTCCAAGCTGATGCTGGCCCTGTTCCCGATGCAGTCATGGATGAAGTTGACCATTAGTGAATACGAAGCGAAGAACCTTCTGGGTGACGCTGAGGGTCTCGCTAAGGTCGATGAGGGCCTCTCAATGGTAGAGCGCATCATCATGAACTACATCGAGTCCAACAGTTACCGGGTGACTCTCTTTGAGTGCCTGAAGCAACTGTGTGTGGCCGGGAATGCGCTGCTGTACTTACCGGAGCCGGAGGGTTATACCCCGATGAAGCTCTATCGACTGAACTCGTATGTGGTCCAGCGAGACGCTTTCGGTAACGTACTCCAGATTGTCACCCTCGACAAGATTGCGTTCAACGCTCTCCCTGAGGATGTCCGCAGCCAAGTGGAAGCAGCCCAAGGTGAGCAGAAGGAAGACGCTGAGATTGACGTCTACACCCACGTGTACCTTAACGAAGCAGGGGACGGCTACTCGAAGTACGAGGAGGTTGCCGAAGAGGTGGTTCCGGGCAGTGAAGCTGAATACCCGCTCGAAGAGTGTCCGTACATTCCGGTCCGCATGGTCCGCATCGACGGTGAATCCTATGGTCGTTCCTACGTGGAAGAGTATCTGGGAGACCTCAAGTCCTTAGAGAACCTCCAAGAGTCCATCGTGAAGATGGCCATGATTACCGCGAAGGTCATCGGTCTGGTAGACCCGGCAGGTATCACTCAGGTTCGCCGACTCACGGCAGCACAGTCTGGTGCGTTCGTACCGGGCCGTAAGCAGGACATTGAGTTCCTCCAGCTGGAGAAGTCCGGTGACTTTACCGTAGCGAAGAACGTTAGCGACACCATTGAGGCTCGCCTCTCGTATGCCTTTATGCTCAACAGTGCGGTACAACGTACAGGCGAGCGCGTCACAGCCGAAGAGATTCGGTACGTGGCGTCAGAGCTGGAAGATACCCTAGGTGGTGTCTACTCGATTCTCTCGCAGGAACTCCAGCTGCCTCTGGTAAGAGTGCTCTTGAAGCAACTACAAGCCACGCAGCAAATCCCGGAGTTACCTAAAGAGGCCGTCGAGCCAACTATCAGCACTGGCCTTGAGGCTATCGGACGTGGTCAGGACCTTGACAAGCTGGAGCGGTGCATTAACGCATGGTCTGCCCTTAAGGCACTCGAGGGTGATGATGACCTCAACTTGGCTAACCTCAAGTTACGTATCGCTAACGCTATCGGACTCGACACTGCTGGTATGCTTCTCACTCAGGAGCAGAAGAATGCCCTTATGGCACAGCAAGGCGCTCAGATTGCTACACAGCAAGGGGCCGCAGCGTTGGGTCAGGGGATGGCCGCACAGGCTACTGCAAGTCCTGAAGCGATGGCCGCAGCGGCTGATTCAGTCGGTATGCAACCGGGCATGTAATTAGGTAGCACTATAGGGAGACCGATTGGTTTCCCTCTTAGTCTTAACTTTAAGGAGATTGAAATGGCTGGCGAATCTAACGCAGACGTATACGCATCCTTCGGTGTCAACAGTGCTGTACTGACTGGTAGCACACCTGAGGAGCACCAAGAAAACATGTTGGCTCTTGATGTTGCTGCCCGTGATGGCGATGATGCAATCGAGCTGAACACCAACAGTGATGACCCGTATGGTTCCGATGTGGACCCGTTCGGTGAACCTGAAGAGGGCCGTATGCAGGTCCGCATCTCAGCTGACGGTGACGACCCTGAAGAAGAGGTTGCCGAAGAGGAAGAACAGCAGAGCGACGAAGAGAGTCAGCTGGAGGAAGTAACCGACGATGGTGAACCTGAAGAGTTCAAGCCGATTGGTGAAACTCCGGCTGACATCAACGAAGCCTCTCAGCAGCTGGAAGAACACGAAGCTGGCTTTAACGACATGGTTGCTACTGCAATCGAACGCGGTCTCTCACAGGATGCTGTGACCCGTATTCAGCAGGAGTACCAGAACGAAGACAGTCTGTCCGAGGAGTCTTACCGAGAGTTGGCCGAGGCTGGCTACAGTAAGGCGTTCGTTGATGCGTACATTCGTGGTCAGGAAGCTCTGGTCAACCAGTACGTCGAGAAAGTGATGGACTTCGTGGGTGGCCGCGAGCGCTTCCAACAGGTCTACGGTCACATGAAGACCAATAACCCTGAGGGTGCTGAGGCGCTCATCAAGGCTTTTGAGTCTCGTGACGTAGTCACCATGAAGACGATTCTGAACCTAGCGGGACAGTCTCGTGATAAAACCTTTGGTAAGAAAGCTGAACGCTCCATTGCCAAGCGTGCAACCCCAGCGAAACCTGTGGCCCGTAAAGCTGAAGGCTTCGAGTCTCAGGCTGAGATGATTAAAGCTATGTCTGACCCACGTTACCGCACCGACTCTAAGTATCGTCGTGAGGTGGAACAGAAGGTTATCGACTCTAAGTTTTAATTAGGTAGCACTATAGGGAGACTGACAACCTCGCAATAACGGCGACCATTCGTCAGGTGCGAGACTGTGCTATCAGATAGACTAGGAGATTATGGGTGAGGCCTAGACTCCCTTCGAGTTACACAATGAGTATCACCTCGTTTCAAGTAGTACCTCAACAGCTTGGCAACGATAGGCCCGTTTGGTCAGCGTAATGACTAATTCTATTCGTAAACAACATAAGGAGATTCAACATGGCTAACATGCAAGGTGGACAGCAGCTCGGTACTAACCAAGGTAAAGGTCAATCCGCAGCAGACAAGCTGGCGCTATTCCTGAAAGTATTCGGCGGTGAAGTCCTGACCGCATTCGCTCGTACCTCTGTGACCACCAACCGCCACATGCAGCGTCAAATCAGCTCCGGTAAGTCCGCACAGTTCCCTGTGATTGGTCGCACCAAGGCTGCTTACCTGCAACCGGGCGAGTCTCTGGATGACAAACGTAAAGACATCAAGCACACCGAGAAGACCATTAACATTGATGGCCTGCTGACTGCGGACGTGCTGATTTACGACATCGAAGACGCGATGAACCACTATGACGTGCGCTCCGAGTACACCTCTCAGATTGGTGAATCTCTGGCGATGGCAGCTGATGGTGCAGTACTGGCTGAGCTGGCAGGTCTGGTTAACCTCGCGGATTCCGTCAACGAGAACATCGCTGGTCTGGGCAAGCCGTCCCTGCTGGAAGTTGGCACCAAAGCTGACCTGACTGACCCGGTTAAACTGGGCCAAGCGGTTATCGCGCAGCTGACCATTGCTCGTGCGGCTCTGACCAAGAACTACGTCCCGGCTAACGACCGTACGTTCTACACCACCCCGGACGTGTACTCTGCGATTCTGGCGGCTCTGATGCCTAACGCTGCGAACTATGCGGCTCTGATTGACCCTGAGCGTGGTTCTATCCGTAACGTGATGGGCTTCGAAGTCGTCGAGGTTCCGCACCTGACCGCTGGTGGTGCTGGTGATGACCGCCCGGATGAAGGCGCAGAAGCGACCAACCAGAAGCACGCCTTCCCGGCAACTGGCGGTAAAGTCAACAAAGAGAACGTTGTGGGCCTGTTCCAGCACCGTTCCGCTGTCGGTACCGTTAAGCTGAAAGACCTCGCTCTGGAACGTGCTCGCCGCGCTGAGTATCAGGCTGACCAGATTATCGCTAAGTACGCGATGGGTCACGGTGGTCTGCGTCCTGAATCTGCGGGTGCGCTGGTTTTCACGGCGGCCTAAGCGTAAATACCTTTAGTGCTCGGGTGGTAACTCCACCTGAGTATGAGGTACAGACTGTGGCTATTGCTGGTGATTCACTTAAGGTGACACTTGATGGGCTGGACGAGGTAACGGATTGGTCAACCCTTGAGGTAACTTATGGTACTTCAGGGATTGCCAGCCACACTCGCCGGACCAACACGCTGTACTTCAAAGGAATCGCTGTAGGCGAAACTCTGGTGACTGTCAGCTTTGACGGGTCTGAAAGGAAGACCTTTAAGCTGGTCGTGACTAACTAATAAGCCAAACCCCTTGGGGACCACTCACGGTCTCTGAGGGGTTTTTTTCGTTAGGAGCTTACATTATGAACATGCAAGACGCTTACTTTGGGTCTGCCGCTGAGCTGGATGCAGTCAACGAGATGCTCGCAGCTATCGG